TTTCAACATTTCTTGGTTGGCCCAACTCAATGTCTCTGTAAAAGCCTGCGACTTGTTGTTTTCTTAATTCGTTTTTAGAAATTTTTACCCGATGGATGATTGCTTCCGCATCGTCTAATGAGGTAGCTGTGTACGGTACAATCAAATCATCTGCAGGTACAAACTTTGATGTTGGCTCTCCTTCAAGTTCATCATAATAAACTTTTTTAAAAGCCGATCCTGCTAAAGGTAAATAGAATAGCATTTGATCAAAGTCTGGCTCATAATCTTTCATTTTTTCCATGAGCTCGTAATTCATAAAATCTTTAACTCTTTGAGCCTGCTGTTGTTTTTCTGGATTAGGTGCTCCAATCACAGCTGTTCTAACTGGCCCGTCTGCTGGTAATAATTCTTTGTAAGCTAAAGCTTGAAACTGTGTGACAGCTTCTGCAAGAACTGGGTGCGTTGCACCACTTGCTCCTTGAAAAGGTTCCGTCTTCATATCGTATTTGAAACCTAATAAATCTAAACCTGTTGTATAAGTTCTTTCCCAATCTTTTCTACCCATTTGGTAGTCCATATATTTTTGAGAAAGGTCTGCTCCCATTTCTTGTAAAACATTGTCTGGTAAAAATTCTGCTAAGTTTGCGTAGTGTTCATCGCCACCTTCTGGTGAAGCGGCATTAGGATCAAAATTAATTTCAACTGATCCATCTTCATTTTCGGTTGTCTCTACAGGTCCTGGTGCTTGTTGCTCTTCTACTGCAACTTCTTGTACTGTTTCTTGTACCTCTTCATCACCCGGAAGTCTAACGGTTCCTCTTGGCCCTTGTGTTAAGGACTTGTCTATTTTGTCTGCCATTTGTTTTCTCCAATTCTACTGTTTTAACAGTATTATAATTAATATTCAACCCCTGAGGCGTGGGTCCTGCTTCAGGCGCCAGGAGCCAGGTCTTAGGATATACCTGCGATTTGTTTCGCGTATTTGCCATATACTGGTCCTCCTGTAGCTTTTCTCACTTTCCATTCTTTAGATGAAATGGGATAATAAAATTCATCTTGCATAGATTTAATCTGACTTTCAGGGACACCTATTTTTCTAAAATAATCTCCCAATATTTCCGCATTTTGAGCTATTACATTTGCTTCATAAATTTCTTTTTCTTTTGTAGATAGATCCTTAAAGAATTTAGCTTCAGGGTTAATCTTATCTATATAGCCGATTATATATTTTTCATCTACATTGCTCATATCTACAAAAATATCTTCTGATTTAAATTTTTCTCCCACCTTAGGAATTTTAATGTCTACTTGACCTAAACGATCAGTATGGCCTGTTAGATATTTTATATATGAATCAGAAATTTTTAAATCTGGTCTTGCTTGTTTAAGGATAGCTTTTAATTTATCAAAATCACCAATATTCTCTACCAACTCTGAATAATTATCTTCCATTTGTTCTTTAATGTCTTTTAATCGAACTCTTTGATCTTTTGTTATTTCTTTACCCACCATATCATTTAATTCTTTAAACCATTTATTATGTTTAGACTCATAGCCCGTGACTTTTTTAACCTCCTGGTTAATTAAAGGATCTTCATAAACCAAAGAATTTATTTTGTTGACATTTGAGTTTTTAAATAATTTTTGAAATTTATCGGTTTCTTTTATTGAAACAGTGTGTCCTATATCATCTAATACATAACGTGGTGCTATTTTTAGACCCAGTTTTAAATCTTCTTCTTTTAAAAGAGAATTAATTCTATTTTTAGCAGTATTTAATACCGCACTATAAAGCTCTGGATCTAGTCTATTTTCAACTTTTAGTCTTTCTGTTGAAGATAATGTCTCTCCTTTTACCTTTTTACCTTTATTCTTTTTAGTCAACTCATTTACAACATCAGAGAAGTTATATGTCTTGTACCTTTTACCAGGCACCTCTTTACTTTTTATATCTAGTTTATTTAACGTTCCGGTAAAATGATCTCGTTCGTTTTTGTCTTTAAGATAAAAATCTAAGACATTAGCAATATTTTTTGCAGACATATATTCGTTTTTATTTTCTTTGGTTAGAAAATCTTTAAAATAATTTTGATCTCTTTTTACTTCAGTGGTTGCATCGACATAACGAATTGGATTTTCTGGAACTTCGGTAGTTATTATCTCCTCATCGGCAGTGCTATATTTTCCAGTTCTTCTATCTTTACCCGCAGTTACCCTAAGTCTAAGCGCTCTTATTTTTTCTCTACTTTCGTTTATAGCTCTAGCAGCAGCTGATTCATTGCCCCCAAAATGTGTATTTTTAAATAACTCAAAAGCCTCTAGAAATTCTATATCTTTTGTTCTATCTTTTTTAGTAGATGTTCCAATAAAGTCTGCTCCTCTATAAGGTTCAATTGCCTCAAGTTTTTCCTTTACTTCTTTTTTATCTTTAGCCAAATTTTTTCTATCTTCAGCCTTATTATAAAAAGTAAGATCTTCTTTTTTTATTTCAGGAATCTCTGATCCGCCTGTAGTTAAAGGTATGTCTATCTTACCTCCTGAAACTGGTGGTTCTTCTTTTTTTATTTCGGGTCTTGGACTACCTGTGTGAATAGGTCCTGTCTCAGGTATATATGTTTTTCCTGGTTTTAAACTCTCAGCTATTCGTTGTCTTTCCTTTTCCATTTCACCAGCATCAGGTCCTATATCTATTCCATCCCCTGTTTCTTTAACATCTGAAAAAAATATATCTTTTAATCTTTTTGCACCTGCACCAATTGCTAATGGAGTTATTATAGCTCCAGGTAAATCTAAAGGTTTAAAACTCTTGGTGTCTGTAGGATCTTTTGTAGGAAATACAGGATTTAAAGTTTGAACAGCAATTCCCTCGGCTGCTTTTATTCTTCCACCCTCAGCCTTTAATTCTATACCCAGCTCTTCAGCTTTCTTAGAAACTAAATCTTTAACAAACCACTCAGGCATATCCGCGCCTGTTAAATATTTTTTTATTCTCTCAACATAATCATTAAAAACTTTTTGGTTTCGTTCTTGTTGTGATAAGGGATTTGGTTTGGGTAGAATAGTACTGCCCCCGTTGGAAAATTTTCGACGGGTAAGATGCACCATCATTTGGTTGTAGTGATGGAGTTTCAAATTAAACTCCTAAAATAGATGCTAGTCCGCCCGAGGCTAATGTGATTCTAGTTTTATCTTCTTCAATTAAATCTTTAACTACTCCCATCTCTGGAGACGCAGAGGCAGTTCCAACTCTAATTTCATAAAACTCTTTTAATTCATCCAGAGAATTTGGCTTACGACCTTTTTCTCTTATAAATTCTTTTACTACTTCTTCAATGGTAGGTTCAGGTTTTTGGGTCATACCTGACATAGCTTCTCTTTTAAATTGTTCAATAGTCATTGGCTCTAATCCCAGTTCTTGCATTTCAAAAACATACTTATTATATTCTTCTAATAACATTGGATCTTCATTTGCCAGTTGCATGATGCCTGATTCTTGGCCCCTGACTTGTTCGCCATAAGGAATGTTTTGATCTTTCATTAACTCCATTGTATCTAAGTCTTCTTCTTCAAAGACTTCTACTTCATCACCCAATGCATAGTTTTTTCTCATAATTCCTCCCGTAGCCTTTTCCTCCGGATACTGAATTTTTATATTATTTCTTTTTATATAATCCGTCAAGGACATACCGCGTTTCTTTTCTTCACTCAGTTCATAAGCGTCAATAACTTCTTCGTAGGTTTCCATCAGTAATAAGTCCTTTGTGTTCGAGGAATTTTTTCCTCCTCATAATCTTCTGGGTGAGCTATTAGTCCACCTTGTCTAAACCTCATAACAGCTTGGGTCATACTATCTACCAAGTCATCATGATCCCCATAAGGAAATGCAGCACATTCTTCAATTACTTCTTGTGCAAACTCCATTTCTTTGGGCGCCCATATTCGGCCACTCTCGAATAGAGGTGAAACCGAGTTTACCCTAGTGTGCTTATCATTGCCTTTACTAGGTGTAAAATTTATAACAGGGATTCCCATCTTACGCAACTCATAAGTTAATGGAAGCCCTGAGGCCTTACCTTCAATAATTACCGTCTCTGGATTCCAATATCCATATTGTTCTAAGGCAACTCTTCTTAACTCAGGGAATTCATATCTTCCTTTTAAAGAATCCACTAAAATTAAATTAGGTGGCTCATCCTCCGAGGGACGAAATACACCCCATGTTGTAATAGCTGAATAGTCAGCAGTTTCTTTTTTCATAAAAGCTGTATCATAAGATTGTATAACATGTTGAAGTGGAGGGAGTTCATCATCTTCCCACGCTTTCCACCATTCACGTTTTATTAAAGCTCCTTCTTCAGAAGTAGGATTCTGCATGTACTGTGCATTCCATTTAGACATTGGGATAGAAGCTTTTACAGATTCTAAATCTTTTATATCCCAATACTCAGGCCAAACAGGTTTTCCTGAAGGAAGTATTGCAGGGAATTCTACAACTTCCCATTGGTCTGCTTTAACTTCTTTTTGTGCATTTAATAATCTACCTGTTAAATCTTTTTCATTCCAACGGGTCATGATTACTATAATGGAGCCACCTGGTTGAAGACGCTGTCTGGGGCCGGAGGTATACCATTCATAAGTTCTTTCCAATGCTTGAGAATTCATAGCGTCCTGTTCAGAATGTGGGTCATCAATAATTAATAAATCCGCACCCCTTCCAGTGATAGCCGATCCCACACCAGCTGCATAATACTCGCCGCCTTGCGCAGTTTCCCATTTACCAGCAGCTTGAGAGTCTGGATTAAGTCTTGTATTAAAAACTTCTTTATATTCTGGAGAGTCCATTAATCCTTTGGCCTTACGACCAAACCTAACTGATAACTCAGTGGTATTAGTTGATTGAATAATTTTTAATTTAGGATTTCTTCCAACCATCCAGGCGGGCAAAAGATAAGAGCCAAACTCAGACTTAGTATGTCTGGGAGGCATATTAATAATTAATCTTTTTATTTTACCTGTAGCAAGATCGTTAAACTTGGAGGCAATTCGTTTGTGATGAGATCCTTCAATAAAATCTGGCCAGACATGTTTTACAAAAGTCAGGAAATCAGTTTGAATTGATGACTGCTTTTTCTTCTCCCCATACTGATTCATTAACAATGAGAACTGTCTTCTCACATCTGCAGGTAGCTTATCTAGATTCTGTATAAATTTTTCATTCATAAAATTTTTTCGCAAAATTTTTTGAGGATTATTTTGAAACCTTAAAAGGTATTTTAAAGCTTTAACCGTAAAAAACAAGGCCTAAAGGGTAAAGTCTGGGACCCCTTTTCTAAGTTTAAAAAAAGCCTTAAAAAAAATTTTGAAAAACCAACGTGCCTTTGGTACCTCTACCAAAATACAACCTGTAGTTGTGCGCCTCCCCACTTCGTTACGTGGTCTCCATGGTTCTTGGCGCACAACCTGTGGTTGTATGCATAAGTTGCATACAACCGTCGCGAGACTCTTAATCTAATAGTACATAATATTGTTTAGTAAAATTTCTACTAAACCAATCTAAACCTTGTCTCACTGTTGTATAATCTTGCAACATCTCAGCCCCTATGATCACATCATAGATTGCAATTGCAAAGGCTGGCAAAGTACATGACTCGCCACCGAATCTATTTCTTACTGTGTCCATTGCTGTTGGATCTTCTGGAAGTGATACAGCAAAGGGCAACTTATATTCTTTGTTATTGTATTTAATTGTTTTCATATTCCTCGCTTTGTTATGGTCCTATTATATCCTAGTATCTCCTAAATGTCAATAGCTATTCTGTCGCACCTATTTTTTGAATAGTTCTATAAGAATAGTGTCCATGTTTTTCTGTTGTTTTCTCATATCCCTCAGTTATTCTTCTTTCACGAATAAATGGAATAGGAATTCCTCGTTCGATATTCTCCATGTTT